TTCTGGAAAGCCTTGGGCTGAAGAACCTGACGATCGCGCCGATGCATCGGGTTGAGGACGGCATCAACGCCGTTCGCACGATTATCCCGCGCTGCTGGTTCGACGCCAAGAAATGCTCTCGCGGTATCGATGCATTGAAGCTCTACCGCTCTGAATATGACGACAAGCTGCAAGCGCTGAAGCCTCGTCCGGTTCATGACTGGACGTCACATGCCGCTGACGCATTCCGCTACCTCGCGATGACCATTGATCGCACGATCGACACGACGGGCTTTGGTCGCAAGCTGACCTATCCGGATCACGGCTACGCATGACCATTCACAGCGTTACAGTGCAGATCGTCGCACCCAAGAATGGCGATCCGGGCCAAGTGACTGAGGGCTTTTACACGGTTGAGGATGGCCATCTCCAGATGGTCTATCGCGACGGCCGCACGCTCGAAAACCCACAATATCGCGTTCGGCTCCCTGAAGGGGCGAACGTTCAAGCAATCGCCGCCAACCTGACCCGCTCCATCCGCAAGGAGATGCTGGGTGAGAAGGTTGAGGGCTTCACGCGCAATCTTTCTTACCCGAAGGCTTCCTACGCTTAATGGCTGAGATGTCCGAAGACGAACTCATGGCGCTGCTTTCGTCTGAAAAGGCGGAAGCTATTGCGACCATGGATGCCTCGGAGATCTCGTCCGAGCGTGAAGACGCGATGGACTACTACCTTGGCGACATGACCAAGGATCTGCCCTCGGTTGAAGGCCAGTCCAAGGCCGTCTCGACCGACGTTGCCGATACCGTCCTTGGCATGATGCCATTCCTGATGGATATCTTCTGTTCGTCCGAGGATGTGGTTCGGTTCAATCCGGTCGGGCCTGACGACGAGAAGGCGGCTGAGCAGGAATCCGATTACGTCAATCACGTCTTCATGAACCAGAATCCCGGATTTGTGGTTCTATACGAGTTCATCTTTGATGCGCTCCTTCAGAAACTGGGCGCGGTCAAGGTCTGGTGGGAAGAGCACGACGAGGAAGAGAAAGAGACCTATCTTGGCCTGAGTGAGGACCAGTTCGCCCAGGTTGCGATGGATGTCCTCCAGTCTGACGGGCAGCTCGAGATCATCGAGCACGACGTTGAGCAAAAGCCTGATCCGATGTCGGGCCAGCCGTTGGCTGTTCACAACGTCAAGCTTCTACGGACCAAGAATTATGCTCAAGCCAAGGTTCTGGCGTGCGCACCGGAAGAGGTGGGCTGGGGTCGTGATACCCGCACCATGCGGGAGTGCAACTATTTCTTCCATTCCCCGCCGAACCAGACCGAAGCAAGCCTGATTGCGCAGGGCTACGACGAAGAACAGATCAAGTCGTTGCCGACCCATACGTTTGGCACGAACTCGGAAGAGTTGGCGCGCAATACGGTCGGCGAGGATGATTTCGCAGGTGGCACCGCAAACCGGGCGACGCGCTCGATCCAGGTGACCGAACATTACGTTCGGATGGACTACAAGGGCGAAGGCAAGCCCTGTCTCTACAAGGTCACGACGGCCGGCGAGAAGAACCAGGTTCTCAAGAAAGACGGCAAGCCGGACGTTGAGGAGGTGGACGTTATCCCGTTCGCCGTCCAGAGTCCGATTATCCAGCCTCACAGGCTCTGTGGGCGGTCTTTGGCCGACCTAGTGATGGATATCCAGCGCATCAACACCTCGCTTCTGAGGGGCGTTCTGGACAATTCCTATATGGTCGCCAATCCCCGCCACGAGGTGGCGGAGAGCGGCGCCAACGCGAACACGCTGGACGACCTTTTGACGGTTCGCCGCAACGGCATTGTGCGCGTTAAGACGCCTGGCACGGTTCAGCCACTCGCTACGCAGTCGATCGTCGGCGAATTGCTTCCGGTCATGACCTACATGGATCAGATCCGGGAAATGCGCTCTGGCGTGACCCGGACGGGGCAGGGCGTGGACGCCAACGCGCTGCAAAACCAGTCGGCAACGGCCGTTGCTCATGTCTTCACGATGGCGCAGGCCAAGATGAAGCTGATTGCGCGCATTTTCGCCGAGACCGGCGTGCGTGACATGTTCTGGCTGCTGCATGCTACGGTTCGCAAGCATGGCCAGAAGGCGGAAACTGTTCGCCTGCGCAACCAGTGGCAGACGGTTGACCCGCGGAATTGGGTCGCCCGTAATGACATGACCGTGGATGTCGGACTTGGTTCGGGCGGCAAGGCGGAACAGTTCGCCCAGACGATGGCGCTGGCCAATTTCCAAAAGGAGCTTGTGCTCGGCGGCAAATCGAACATCGTTGACGATGCCAAGCTTTACAACACAGCAGCGAAGCTGGCCAAGATCATGGGCCACAAATCGCCTGACCCGTTCTTCAACGATCCGACTGCGACGAAGCCGGACGGGACGCCGAAATATCCGGCGCCGCAGCCGCAGCCCCCCGAAGCTGTCCAAGTGGCGCAGATCAAGGCGCAGACTGACCAGCAGACCATGCAGGTGCAGTCGCAACTTGATGCTCAGGCCGACCAGCGTAAGGCCCAGATCGAGACCGTCCAGATGCAGGCGGATATTGCTGCGCAGGACAAGAAGACGCAGGCTGAGATGATCCAGTCCGAGCGCGAATATCAGTTGAAGGAAAAGCTGGCGATCCTGGAATTCAACCTGGAGCGAGAGCTTAAGCTGGCTGAAGAGGCCCGCAAGGAGCGCGAGCACCAGCAGGCCATGCAGATGCAGGCTGAGCAGCATCGCCAGTCCCTCGAAGCCGGCGTGTTCAAGGTTGCGCAGGGTCAGCAGGCCCATGAGCAGAAGATGGAAGCCGCTGAGACGGCAGCCAAGAAGCCAAAGGGTGGCAAGTGACCCAAAAGCCGCAAGTTCTGAAGCGCCCACTCCGCGAACGGGCCTCGTGCGATTCCTGCGAGTTCGCTTCAATGCTCGAGCAGAATGACCGCCTGTTCTATTGCCGTCGCCATGCGCCCGGCCTGGTCAATGGTGGCGGCGGCGCGCTGTTCCCGGTCGTGAAAGAACGCGACTGGTGCGGCGATTACCGCGAGGAAATCGATGCGGCCTGAGTTCGAACTCCATCAACTCGCGAAGCGCGGCGACGATGCCAGAGCGCTTTTGGATAGCCCGCTCCTGAGCGAAGCATTCGCCAAATTGCGCCAGAACTACATTGATCGTCTGATGGAGACCGACGCAACGCAATCATCTGTCCGGGACAAATACTGGATGGCTGCCCGCGTTGTGGACGTGGTGAAAGACCAGCTCACCGTGATGGTGAACGAGGGTGTGGTTGCCAAAAGCGACTTGGACGGGCTTGCCCAGGTGGGCGAGCGCAAGCGCCGGTTTGGCCTAGTCTAAAGGAAACTGAATGAGCACGGAAAACGCTGCCGCTGGCGGCGAGCTCGACTCTGCGCCGGTCGTATCGGCGCCCAATCTTGACGGGGGCGAATCCCTCTCCGTTGAGCAGGCCTTCGAGGCCTATCAGAAGCGAAATACCCCGGCTGAGAGCGCGGAGGCTGACAAGCCCGCGACCGCCGAAACTGAATCGGCGGAAGCCGACGCGGCCCCGGAAGGGACGACCGTTGAGGACCAAGAGGGCGAACCGGATCTTCCGGCGATCGATCCTCCGAAGTCTTGGAGTAAGGACGCGCACGAGCGCTGGTCGAGGCTCGACCGCGAAACGCAGGAGTTTCTTGCGAGCCGCGACAGTGAAGACCAGAAGGCCATCAAACGCGCCCTCAATGAGGCTGCTGACCAGCGCAAGGCAATCGAGGCCGAGCGGAAGGCGGCGGAAGACGTACGAAAGCAGTATGAGGCCAAAATTCCGGCCCTCTCACAAGCTCTCGAATCTGCACTTCAGAACGAGTTCGCGGACATCAAGACGTTCGACGATCTCCGGAAGATGCAGGCCGAAGACCCGTTCCGCTATCAGCAATGGGATCTGAGGCAGAAAGAGCTGGCTCTTGTCAAACAGGAGGAGCAGGCCGCGACGGAGCGTCAGACGAAGGAAAAGCAATCCAACTGGATGAAGTTCGTCCAGGAGGAGAGCAAAGCCTTTGCGGATGAGGTTCCCGAGTTCAGCGAAAAACAGGCCGAATACACCCAAAAGGCCGCAGAAACCCTGCGCGACCTTGGGTTCTCCGATGATGAGCTAGGCAAGCTGGCGAATGGCGAAGAGAAGATCGCCATCTATGACCGCCGGCTGCAACGCCTGTTGTTCGATCGGATCAAGCTTTCGGAAATCAAAGCCGCGCCCGCCAAGGCCATTCCGAAGCCCGTTCCCGCAGTTCAGAGGCCCGGCGTCACTCCCCCGAAGGGGCAGGCTGCCGCCGAATCCATCCAAGCACTCACCAGCAAACTCAACAGTTCCGGATCGGTAGAGGACGCCTATGCGCTCTACCAAGCGAAACAGCGCCGGAACGCATCCCGATAAAGGACTAAAAGATGACTATCCCGGCCAATGCCCAGACCACCTATTCGACGGTTGGCAACCGCGAAGACCTCTCGAACGAGGTCTACAAGATCTCTCCGACCGACACGCCCGCATTCTCGGCCTTCGAGAAGATTGGCACGTCGGCAGTGAACCATGAGTGGCAGACCGTCACTCTGGACTCCCCGAACGGTTCGAATGCCCAGCTCGAAGGCGATACCTTCGCTCTGGCCGCGCGTACCCCGACCGTCCGTCTCGGCAACATCCACCAGATCAGCTCGAAGGTGTTCGGCGTGTCGCGCACCCAGCGTGCTGTCAATCCGGCCGGTCGCAAGGACGAGCTTGGCTTCCAGAAGATGCTGAAGGGTCAGGCGCTCAAGATCGACATCGATACGGTCATCTGCGGCACCAACCAGGCCAAGAACGCCGGCAACGCCACGACCGCGCGCGTCACTGCCTCGATGGATTCCTGGATCAAGAGCAACACGAACAAGGGCTCTGCCGGCGGCGCGGCTGACCCGTCTGCGGCTGACGGTACGGGCACCCGTACCGATGGCACCCAGCGCGCCTTCACGGAAGCCCAGCTCAAGGACGTTCTGTCCAAGATCTGGACTGCCGGCGGCAAGCCGAACATCATCATGGCTGGCGCCTTCAACAAGCAGGTGTTCTCGACCTTCACCGGCCGGTCGCAGCCGATGGAAGAGGCCTCGTCCAAGAAGATCGTCGCCGCGGTTGACGCCTACGAGTCCGACTTCGGCAAGCTGAAGGTCGTCCCGTCGCGCAACATGCGCGCCCGTGACGTCTACGTGCTCGAGACCGCGAAGTGGGCGATCGGCCATCTGCCGGGCTCCTCGATGGTTGTTGAGCCCCTGGCGAAGGTCAGCGACACCGATCAGGTCGCGATCGTGTCCGAATACGTCCTTGAGGCCCGCAACGAGGCGGCCTCGGGTGGCGTGTTCGACCTGACCACTTCGTAAGCCTCTCATCATCAACTCATGGGCGGCCTTCGCGGGCCGCCTTTCTCTTTGGAGGCTTGAATGGCTATTCCTGTCAATCGACCCAATTCCGAGGTGGTGCTCAATGAGGCCACCACCTCGATCGCAACTACTCCTGTCGTTGCTATCGCCATTGCGTCCTGCAAGGGCTGGGTGCAGCGCGTGATGGCTGCGGCCGGCGGCACGACCACGGGCACGATCACGGTCGCTGTTTCGATCAATGGCGGCTCCGACATCGCCAACAGCACCTTGACTGTTGCGGCCGGTACTGGCGTGCGGGCTGGCACTGTTGTTGAACTCCCGCTGGTTGGCGCTGGCGCGACCTCTGGCGTGTACGTCAACGAGGGCGATGCAATCACCTTCACGGCGTCCGGCGGTACTGGCGCCAGCATTCCGGGCGCATTCGCTGTCGTCATCCGGAAGTAACGCCAATGGGCCTGCAATATGTTGGCACTGGCCGGCTGCTTCCGGGCACCAGTCAGGACGTGGCGATCGGGGCGGCTTCGACGGCGTGCACCAACGCGTTTGGCTCCGGCACGTACAAGATCCGGGTGAAGGTGACTTCTGATTGTCGGATCAGGATCGAAAAGAGCCCAACGGCACTATCGACCGATACGTACATGTCAGCAGGCGATAGCGAGTATTTCACGGTTAACCCCGGCGAAAAGATCGCCTGCATTCAGGTGTCGGCGGCCGGCACCCTCAATCTCACCGAGATCGCATAATGAGCGAGGTCGCCACTCGATGGTCCACCGACGAGACCGAGAAAAAGATCATTCTCGATCGCGTCCAGGACGTTGAGCCGCATCTCGAATACAACAAATTCCTCCAGTCGCTTCAGCAAAAGAGCGACTGGGGGCGCCACAAAGGCCACATCCCCAATATCTTCCTCGAGCAGTGGCTCAATGAGGAATGGGAGCGCGGCAATACACAATTGCGGCTGTTCACGCCGGAGTTTGACGCGCTGATCGACCGCAAGCTCGAAGATCCCGATTGGAAATTTCTTCGGGTTGATACCGCCAATTCATGGCTCGGATTTGGATCGTGACCATGATCACCGATTACACCTCGCTCCAGAGCGCGGTCACTGAGTATCTGGCGCGAGATCAGGACGCGACGCTGATTGCCCGCATCCCGACGTTCATCCAGCTCTTTGAAGCCAAGATGAACCGCTCGCTCTATGTGCGGCAGATGGAAACGCGGGCCACGACGACAGTTGATACCGGCTCAACTGAACCCGAGTTCATCTCTCTGCCGGGTGATTTCCAGTCCATGCGTCGCATCAGGTTGTCCAACGTTCAGGGCAAGCCAAGCCTATTGTTCATGAGCGGCGCGCAGATGGACGAATTCCGCTACTCGGATGCGAACACGGCGGGGCGGCCCCTATATTTCACGATTTTCGGTTCTGAGATCGAATTGGCGCCGACGCCTGACCAGAACTACACCATCGAAATGGTCTATCGCGTGAATGTGCCCGCGCTGGCGAACAATGCGACCAACTGGCTTCTGACGCTTGCACCCGACCTATACCTCTACGGCGCTCTGCTCGAGTCCGCGCCCTACATCAAGGAAGATGGCCGCATTCAGGTGTGGGCCACTGGCCTTTCCACGGCGCTGGATGCTCTCAACAGCCTTGGCATGACATCGACCTTCAACTCTGGGCCGATGGCGATGCGGACGACTGGGGCGACGCCATGACCACCTG